GCTTCATCAACACTGAAGCCTGCGCGTGCCAGAAAGGTTAGACCTTCAGCTGCTTGAGTTGCACTGAACCTGGTTGTGGCACCCAACTCCTTAGCAGTATCACTGAGTTGTTTGAATTGATCCGAAGTGGCACCGGTGACTGCGCTGACAGTAGACATCGCCTGAGAGAAGCTAGCTAGCGTGCTGATGGTACTACGCAAAGCAGCACCTACACCTACAAAGGCCAAAGCACGCTTCAGGAACTTGGCGGTGTCCCCTGCTTGCCGTGCTTTCTTTTCAATACGACCGATGCCACGCTCTACAACACGCACCCCATCCGCACGAAATTTGATGACTACATTCTCAGTTGCCACTTATAACTCCAATTGCTTTTGTCTGAGGAAGTCTAGCGCAGCTTGTAAGGCTTCAGCGGTCATGTTGTCTGGTTCGTTTGTGGGTGATCCTTGGTCTAAGTAGATGATGTATTCAACGTTGTTAGCCAGGGTGATGGAACCTTCTTGGATTTTGAACTTTACTATCTCATCGTTGCCTTCAGAGATAGTTGGCCCACCATTCTTATCTTCTGGACGGTCTTCCACATCAGCAGGTACGTTGCCCAAGGTGATAACCCAACCACCCTTGGCACGACCGGTATCAAAACGAGTAGCAAAGACGGCAACTTGAAGGGCACGAGCAGCGGTTTGCTTCATGACATCTTCAGATGCCGTGAGGAACTCACCTTTGATCTCTTTGAGTCTTTTTGCAAGACCCAGCAACCCTCTAATGTTTGCCATCAGCCATTGGTTCTTTCATTGTGTTCAGCCATAGCTATGTCCATTTGCCGCGTGACATGAACTAGCCATTCAAAGTGGTCACCATCCAGTCCGTGCCGCAAAGCATAGTCATTGATGGCAGTCCATGGTATTGGTAGGAGGCCCCCAAATGATGGCGGTCTGCAGGTGGAAAGCTCAGCATATGCAACCCAGTATAGCTCAAGACCAGGCTTCAGCGAAGGCGCATCAAGAACCTTTACAGGTAGGTGACGCAAATTGCCTTTGCGGTACTGCTGTGCAATCTTGCTTTCCTTTGGTCCCCAGACCAGCCAGTATTCAAGAACCTCTGCTAATTTTTTGCGTCTGCTTCTTTCACCGCTTCTCTGAACAACGCGAGTTGCACAGACTGACCACGGATGTCAGCAAACAAGTCAGGTAGATCAATCAAAAGCTTCACCACGTTGTCACGGGTGAATTTCAAATCCTTGCCGCTTGGGCCTGGAATGACATCACTCTTTGGCTTGTCCAAGTCTCCACTTTCCCACCCCAACACAATCGTGTCAGCGTAGATGGAAACCAATTCACGGATGGCAATATCATCTTCAAGCACTTCAAGGTCCAACTGCCTTTTGTACTTCTTTTGAAATTGCTCAACCCGCTTTTGAAACCTGATGTTGGAACCACCCGCACGAGCAATGCGGATTCTTCCAGCTGATCCGTAGTCTAGCAGGACACCTTGAACTTCAGCATCCTTATTCATGCCAAACTGGTCATACAAAGACATGGCATTACCTTCCTCTTCATTACTACTCAGCGGCTGTTGGCAGGTAATCAAAGAAGACAACGAAGAGCGTATGATCAAGAGTGGAATCAATCAACGCTCCAGTGGCTGCTTCGCTGCTCAACGGCAACTTGATGGGTGTATCAATTTCAACCGTTGGACGGCCATCGCCCAAGGTGATCAAGGGGATGTCAAAAACCATCCCCGCATTCTCTTTGACCAACGCAAAGTCTAGCGTGAGGTTCGTGTTGTTACGCACCGCAGTTGTTCCTACGGTATCTTGGAAGAAGGCTGTCAGCTGACCACCAACTTCAAAGGTTCCCACAGATACGACCGCAGCACCCAGCACGGACAAAGCAGCATTGGGCGTCACGTTGTTATTTATGTTCAGAGTAATTTCTTCAACAAACGCGAACAAAGCAGTTGGAGCCTCATCCGTGCTTCCTGCGGTGGCCAGTTTGATGCGGCTGAAGTCACTTGTAGTGTTGAAGGCAGAAGCCTCAGACACGGCAACAACGGTACCGGATGCACTAGGCAAAGCAGTTGGACCGGTGACGGTCAAACCATCCAACCCTACATAGCCAAGGTCTAGTGTGACCTTGTCTTCAGCAGGCAGGTTGAGTGCAATCTCATTTGCATAGGCACCTTGCAACCCATCCGCTTGAACGTCTGAAAGACTAGCATCATCAGGTGCTCCCAATGTGCGCTCAAGGGTGTAGGTTCTGGTCACTTGTAGAGTGGGGTCAGATTCATTCTTCAGAGCACGTCCGATGAATATCTTAACAAACTCTGCGGTGTTAGCCTCAGTGACCATGGTGCTGTCACTCTTGTCAATTGTCAGCACATTAGCCGTTACTGAACGCACCCGCTTGAAACCGTTGTTGGCTGCAGTCAGGAATTGATCACCGGCAGCACCACTGGTATCACCACCAATGAAGATGAACTCACCAGGGATCAAACCAAGCGTGGTGAAGTCAAAGGTGGTGCTAGTCAAAGTGGGTAGCGCCCCACCACCAGCGGCAAGCACGTCGATGTCACCAGCCAAGGTAGTCGCACCAACTTTGCTAATGGTTCCGGTCGTGTCATCTTCAATGTTCTCATCGATGACAACCGTTGTTGCGGTCGATGACGCCACGGTCTTGAGACCGTTGCTTGAAGCCACCGCAAAGTCTTTTGCAAAGAGTAAGTCACCATCAGCAAAACCGGTACCACCAGCAGCCACGTTATACGTCTCACTTGCGCCGGTTGTAGTGGTGACACTCAACTCATCCTTTGTTCTCAGGTCTGCATAGAAGAACCCCTGAAAGATGTCTTGGAGATTCGCCTGGGTGAGGTCAGTGTTGAAACCACCACTTGCGCTGAGGCTCGTGGTCACACCCTTTTTGCGTTGCCTGGAAGGATTGATGGGAGCACGTGGGGTCGTGCCTATTTGTGCACCGAAGTCTGCATACGTGTTGGGCTCAAGGGTCAGAAAAATGGGCGACCCAGGAAGCACGCCAGGTGTGGTTTCTTCGGCGATCTTTAGACCAGTTGCATTTGAACTGATACTACTGACTTGCGCCATTTTATTTCACCTCGTCGTAAATGAATTCTGCTAGCACGTTGGTCTGGAACCACTCACCGGAATGTCCGATGGTGTTGACCCTCACGTTGCGGAACCACACCCCATTGGGCGTGTCTACACCTTCAAAGGCATCATGTGCAATCTTAGCAAGACTATCGGCTTCAGTCAACCCACTCCCAAAAGGAGTGAAGATTTGCACGGTTACAATGCCCTGTCTTTCATACCGCTTTGGACCTATGGCAAAACCACGTTGGTTGCCCAAGGTCCATCGGGCTGTTATAGCTGCCCAAGCTGCGTTACCAGCACCAGGAGTGTCAGCTGACAAATCCCAATAGTGTAGCGCAACTGATGGCGCACCAGCCGTCCATGCGGTGGTGAATAAGTCCATGATCTCATCGCGTGCTTCTGTCAGGGTGAGGCTCATCGCGCCACCCCCACAAAATAAAGCAGGGTTGTGTCTGCTGGTTTCAATGTGTCTACCTTCTGAATCTTCCACAACACGGTACCGTCAAGCACTTCATCAAATGTTGATAGATCATCAGTGGAGGTAGCACCCAAAGCAACAATCATTACTTCCTGACTACGCTTTATGAGTTCACTGTCTAAGGTGACGATGCCCAGTGCAGCGGCACCTGCCGGTGAGACTACGACGGCTGTTGCCGTTACAGACGCATCAACGGTTGTTCTGGGTGTTGCCGTGCCACGCCATGGTTTGCCGGCATCATCCAGAGTTGTTCTGTCTAGTCTACGGAATGTCACAGACCTTCCGCTGTCTTGTACTAATGTCTGTGCTTTGTTAGCAAGTGCCACGTAGTCAATAGCCATTATCTGAAAGACCTTCCAGTTGATAGAACGTATTCTTTCAAAAGAGCATCAACTTCAGGGTAACTGCGGAACGTTATCTGTAAGCCACCCTCAGCATATTCAGTCTCTGTTGTGATGGGGCCAACTTTGTCTAGCTGTCTAATCACCGGCACATTAGCATCTGCGGTGACAGGGTCTGGAGCTAATGCTGAGGTGTTGGCCCTGAGTGCATACTCATAGGTGGCTTGCTTGAGGTTCTCTGGTATACCGGTGACATAGGCACCTCTGCGGTCCCTGATACCTACCCTTGGAAACTGAAGCGGTTGGTATTTCCTTGAACGTCCTGCCGTCACTACACCATCAAAAGAGGAATCTGCACCCGTCTCTGTTGTCACCACTCCATCATCATTTGCATAGAGTGTTAGTGTTGCCACGTCTACATCCGCAAACAACGAACCGGAGTAGTCAGCGATGTCATTACTGCCTATGGATGAAGCAAGGTTCTCCAGAGTCTCAATCATGTCACTACCAATCTCAACTTCAAGAGTGGCCGTTGGTGACGTTCTGAAGATGTATGTGTTGCTGCCAAAGGTCACCGATTCACCATCAGACACTTGGGCAACCAGGGTAAGGTTGGAACGTGAATTGAGAGTGGTGAATTCTTTGTTGCCCAAGAAGTGCCACCTTGAGTCTATGTAGTCAGTGGAGGCTACCAGAAGAAGCTGGACGGTAGCATCTAGTATAGCAGAAACGTCTTCTTGCCTGTCAGCAAAGTAGTCTCTGAATCCTTGCAGCGTACCGTATGAGTTAGCATTCACAACACCGGTACCATCTTCAACTGTGAAGGCCATTAGATTCTCTCAATTCTGGTGGGCTCATAGAAGTCTAGTGTGAGGCCAGCAATCTGGTTATTGTTACCGCTTATGTTTTCAATCTCAGCCAAGTAGTCACCATCTGTCAGTACCCACTCTTCAAAAGAGCTAGCACTACCACCAACCGCATTACCACCAGAGCCTCCTGGAATGAACGTTTCAACCAATTTCGTCCCTGTGCTGGTGACAGTTGGACCGGTGAAGCATAACGTGGTAGTGGCAACACTGCTGTAACGGTTCCTTGCATGTGATAGGATACCAGTGCCATCAGCACTGGTCAGTGGATCTTCAAATAGCCTGCCAATCATATTTGCACTGGTGGTGCCAGCCAGTCTAACATGCATACGGACATCAGGCGCAACACGTATCAAGACGCGAACAAAAGCACCATCGGCTAACCCTTCCATCACTGCTGATATGGTGCGAAAAGTACCCTTGTGTATCTGGTGGTGTACTTGGTTTATGGCTAGTACATGTCCAAGGTCGAGACTCATCGGCTTCCTCCACCTGAGTTATTACAAGTGACAACTACCTTGTAGTGAGTTGAGCCTACTATGCTCGCAGGAGTAGCTTTGACTGCTTCTGTGTTTGCACTCCATGTTGTGGTTTCTGTACCTGTAAGCAGGTCCAAGAATCCACCCAAGATAGGCTCAAAGATAGGTGAGCTGTTGATTGTTTTGATTGTGAAGCTTACTGAACCGCTAGTTGGCACGGATGGTATGGTACCCTCTAAGTCATCAAAGAACTGCACACCAACAAAGCAATGTGACTTGGTGACATCCAGCCCCGCCACTACAACAACACCAGACACTACGGTGATGTCACTCTCATATAATGTGAACGGCCCATTTT